CCCGGAATGGCGGCCGTCGCCCTCGCTCTCGCCGAGGCGATCGACGCTTCGGAGTCCCTGCCGGAGAAGGCGACCGGCGCGGACAAGCTCCGCTCGATCATGAACGACCTGCGCAAGCTCGCGCCCGTCGAGTCGAAGGGGGACGCGGTCGATGACATTGCTGAGCAGCGAGCGAAGCGCCGAGCAGCCGCCCAGCAGCAGGCCTCCGGGGACTGACGACGGCCGCGTGTACGGCTGGCAGGAACCGCCGATCCAGACCGCTCCGCCGTCGGCGAGCAGCGCCGGGCAGGAGGCCATCGACCTCGCGGCCAAGGCCGGGTTGAAGCTGGACCCGTGGCAGCAGCACGTGCTCCGCGTCGGCATGGCCGAGAAGCCCGATGGTTCCTGGGCCGCCTTCGAAGTCGCGGTGAACGTACCGAGGCAGAACGGCAAGGGCGGCATCATCGAGGCCCGCGAGCTGTGGGGCCTGTTCATCGGCGGCGAGGAGCTGATCTTCCACAGCGCGCACGAGTTCAAGACGGCGAAGAACGCGTTCCGCCGGATCGAGCGCCTCATACGTGGATGCCCTGACCTGCACAAACGCGTCAAGCGGTATTGGCAGACCACGGGCGAGGAGAGCATCGAGCTGCACGACGGCCGCATGCTCCGGTTCATCGCCCGCAGTAAGGGCTCCGGCCGCGGTTTTAGCGGGCACTGCAACATGATGGACGAGGACATGATCCTCGGCGACAACGAGATGGACGCGCTGCTGCCCACGATGGCCGCCATCGAGGACCCGCAGATCTGGTACCTGGGCAGCGCGGGCATCGGCGGCCCCTCCGTCCAGTTGGGACGTCTTCGCCGACGGGCGCTCAAGGCGATCGAGGACGGCGTCCCGGATCCGTCTCTGGCCTACATGGAGTGGTCGGCGGACCTGCACGTCAAGGAGTGCTCGAAGGGCTGCACAGCACACGACGATGCGGCCTCCGACGCGGCGGTCCTGAAGGCGAACCCGGCGGTCGGCTACCGGCTTTCTCTGGCCAAGGTGGCCAACGAGCGCGCCACCCTCAGCCCTGACGGCTACGCACGAGAGCGGCTCGGTGTGGGCGATTACCCGTCAGATGAGGAGGACGCCTGGCAGGTCATCGGCAAGGACGTCTGGGAGTCGCTGGCGGACGACGAGAGCCAGCCGGACGACCCTGTGTCCTTCGCGGTCGACGTCACGCCGGAGCGCTCGCACGCGTCGATCTGTGTGGCCGGCCGGTACGGCCCGGGAGTTCACGTCGAGGTCGTCGACAACCGGCCCGGGACCGCGTGGGTCGCCAAGCGACTGCGGGAGTTGGTGGAGCGGCACGGTCCGCGGTGCGTGGTTATCGACCCCGGCAGTCCGGCCGGTTCGCTCATCACCGAGGTGACCGAGGAGCTGAAGGTCGACCCGAACGAGGAGGTCGAAGATCAGGAAGATCCGCGGCTGCTCGTGCCAATCGTGCTGATGAAGACCCGGGACGTCGTCCAGGCCACAGGCCAGTTCTACGACGGCGTGACGTCGGGCCGTATCTCGCACCTGGACCAGGCGCCGCTGGCGACGGCTCTGGCTGGCGCGAAGAAACGCGACTTGGGCGAGGCGTGGGCGTGGGCTCGGCGGGGTGTCGGCGTCGACATCACGCCCCTGGTCGGCGTCACCGAGGCCCGCTGGGGGCTGTTCGCCGAGATCGAGGAGCCGGAGGAGGAGGTGGACCCGTGGGCCGAGTACGGCTGACGCGTGCGGGATGGTCCCGGGCGGGAGTTCTGGCCGGCGGCGGGACGTTCACGGCTGGCGTGTGGGTCGGCGTCGATCTAGCGGCAGGCCTGATGGTCGGAGGATTGCTGCTGGTGGCGTACTGCCTGTTCTTGGCCGACGTTGATCTGCTCGACCGGGACGGGGGTGCTGGCCCGTGACGAGCCTGTGGCAGCGCTCACGGCGGTCCCGGGCGGCGACCCGCGACATCCTGACCATCGACGACTACGCGGCCGCCCTCCAGCAGTCCCTGGGCTACGGCGGGTTCTCCGCGCTGGGCGTCACCCAGTCGCAGCCCGGTCAGGCCGCCGAGAAGGCGCCGACGGACCTGCCCGGGTACGCGACGCTGTTTGCGACGAACCCGGTGATCTGGGCGTGCATGGTGGCCCGGATGAGCGTGTTCTCTGCGCCGCGGTTCACGTGGCAGCGGCTGAACAACGGGACGCCGTCGGAGATGTTCGGCACTCCCGAACTGCGGCTGCTGGAGCGGCCGTGGGCGGGCGGCACGACGCAGGATCTGCTCAGTCGCGTGATCCAGGACGCCGACCTCGCCGGGAACAGCTACTGGACCGCGCACGAGGACGAGGCCGTCCGGATGCGGCCCGACTTCGTCCAGATCGTCCTGGAGCGCCGCCGGCACCCGCACGGCGGGGATCTGGGCTGGCGCCGGTTCGGCTACTGGTACCAGGAGCCCGGTGCGGAACCGGTGTTCCTGTGGCCGGAGGAGGTGGCGCACTTCGCGCCCGTGCCTGACCCGCTGGCGACGTTCCGCGGCATGTCGTGGCTGACGCCGGTGATCCGGGAGACGCAGAACGACAACCTGATGGCCGCGCACAAGCGGAAGTACTTCGAGAACGCGGCCACCCCGAACCTGATCGTGCGCCTCGCTCGCGAGGTCACGCCGGAGGCCTTCGGAAAGTTCAAGGCCAAGATGGAGTCCTCGCACCGCGGCGTGGAGAACGCCTACAAGACGCTGTACCTGGGCGGCGGAGCGGACGTGTCGGTGGTCGGCTCCGACTTTCAGCAGATGGATTTCAGCAGCGTGCAGGGCGCCGGAGAGACCCGCATCGCGTCGGCGGCCGGGGTGCCGCCGATCATCGTGGGCCTGTCCGAAGGACTGAAGGCCGCCACCTACTCCAACTACGGGCAGGCTCGCCGCCGGTTCGCGGACGGCACGATCCACCCGCTGTGGCAGAACGCGTCCGGCAGCTTCGCCCCGCTCGTCACGCCGCCCGGCTCAGGCTCCGGCGCGGTCCGCCTCTGGTACGACGCCCGGCACGTCCCGTTCCTGCGTGAGGACGCCCGGGACGCAGCCGAGATCCAGGGCATCGAGTCCCGCACGATCCGCGCCCTGGTTGACGCCGGCTACACCCCGGAGTCCGTCCAGAAGTCGGTGGCCGCATCGGACTGGTCCCTACTCGTCCACACCGGCCTTTTCTCCGTGCAGCTGCAAAAGCCCGGCTCGCTCGATGCGCCCGAGCCGCCCGCTCCGACCGAAGGGGGCTCCTGATGCCCGCCCTGTCCACCGTGACGCGCGATCTGGAGAGGTCGGCGCCGTTCCAGCTGGTGCGCGCCGACGGTGACGAGGAGGGCGACGGCCGGACCCTGTCCGGGTACGCAGCTCTCTTCGGCCAGCCCACCGAGATCAACTCGTGGGAAGGCGCGTTCACCGAGACCATCCGTAAGGGCGCATTCAAGAAGACCATCCGGGAGCAGACGCCCGTGATGCAGTTCGACCACGGCCGGCACCCGCTCATCGGCTCCATCCCCATCGGAGCCATCAGCGACCTGCGGGAGGACGACCAGGGCCTCTACGTCGAGGGCCGCATCACCGACAACTGGCTGATGCAGCCGGTCCGTGACGCGATCGCCGAGAAGTCGGTGAACGGCATGAGCTTCCGCTTCGAGGTCGTGCGCGAGGAGTGGCGCGACGTCAACGGGAAGGTCGTGAAGCCGGAGGAGGTCTACGACCTGCTGTGGATGCCGGGCGACCGCGGGCCCCTGCAGCGCGAGCTGATCGAGCTGAAATGCCGCGAGCTGGGCCCTGTCGTCTTCCCGGCCTACGCGGGCACCAGCGTGTCCGTACGGGCCCGGGACGTCGCCGACGGCCTCGCCCACGACGACGAGATGACCCGCCGCATCCGGCACTCTCTCGCCCGCGATGCTGCCGCGCCGTCCGTGCCGGACGACCCGGAGCTGCGCCGCGAGGTCGCCACCGCTCTGCTCTACCAGCGGGCCGGACACCCTCTCGGAGGGCGACAGATCGTCGTCGACATCCGAGACGTCGGCAACGACCCGGAGGCCATCGCCCGCACCGTGCGGGACGCCATCCGCCGCAGCACACCGGCCGCGCCGGTCCTCGATGACCACCCGGCCCCGACTCGTTCCACTGGCGCGCCGCTCACTCCCGAGCACCCGCCGACCCCGAGCACCACTGACGCGCCGCCCGCCGATGGGCACCCGTCGCCATCCGACCGCACAGCACGCATGCGTCCGCAGCTCGCCGAGATCGGCGGACTGATGGATGACGTCCTGGCGTCCATCGACACGAAGGAGACCGGCTGATGCCTCAGCTTCAGCTTTCCCACGGCCAGGCGGTCATCCGCCTGCGAGAGATCCGGGCCCGGCTCGAAGAGCTGGAGCAGCGCGACAACCTGACCGCCGAAGACGAGCGTGACTTCGACGAGCTGACCACCGAGTTCGCCGAGGTCGACGACCACCGCCGCCAGCTGGAGCGCCGCAGTGCCCTGGAGCGGGTCCGCGCCGCCACCCAGGCCACCGACCGCACCCCGCCCGCGCTGGGCATCGAGCGGGGCACGCCCACCGGACGCGGCGGGTCCTACGACCTCGACCCGATCCTGAACCCCGACAGCGTGGAGGACCGTCGGTTCCGCAACCCGTGGGACCTCGGCGAGATGCGCACGTTCAACCGCTCGCCCGAGGACCTCGGCCAGGAGCTGCGGGCCCGCGCACTGTGCGCCGTGGAGAAGATGGCCGGCGCCAACGACCGCATCCGGTCCGCGGCCACGGACATCATCGAGGCCTGGGACGACAAGCGCGGCACGATCTCCCGCATGTGCCTGGCGACATCCTCGCCGGAGTACATGCGCGCCTGGTCCAAGCTGGCCCGCGGCAAGAGCCACATGGTCACCCCGGAGGAGCAGCAGGCCCTGGAGCGCGCGATGTCCCTCACGGACAGCGCGGGCGGCTACCTGGTGCCGTTCCAGCTCGACCCGACGATCATCATCACGGCGAACGGGTCGATCAACCAGATCCGTCAGGTGGCCCGCCAGGTCGTCGCGACCGGCGACGTCTGGAACGGCGTCAGCGCGGGCGCCGTGTCGTGGCGGTGGGCGGCTGAGGCGTCGGAGGCGAGCGACAACGCGCCCACCTTCGGCCAGCCGACCGTCCCCGTCCACAAGGCGGACGGCTTCGTGCCGATCTCCATCGAGGCGATGGACGATGCCGAGAACGTCACCACCGAGGTGGGGCGCCTGCTCGCCTTCGGCAAGGACACCCTGGAGGCCGCAGCGCTCGCCACCGGCTCCGGCTCCGGCCAGCCGACCGGCATCATCACCGCGCTCACCGGAACGTCCTCGATCGTCACCTCGACGACCGCTGACACCTTCGCGTCCGGCGACGTCTACAAGACGGACACCGCGCTGCCGGGCCGGTACCGGCCGAACGCGGCGTGGCTGGCGAACCGCGGCATCTACAACGCCATCCGCCAGTTCGACTCCTCGGGTGGCACGAACCTGTGGGAGCGGATCGGCGCCGACGTCCCGCCGATGCTTCTGGGCCGCAAGGCCCTGGAGTCCGAGGACATGGACGGCACGGTCACCGCTGCGGCGGAGAACTACGTGATGGTCTACGGCGACTTCGACAACTACGTCATCGCCGACCGCATCGGCATGAGCATCGAGTTCCTGCCGCACCTGGTGGGCGCCAACCGCCGGCCGACCGGCCAGCGCGGCTGGTACGCCTGGTACCGGAGCGGCGCCGACTCGGTGAACGATGGCGCGTTCCGGATGCTCAACGTCACCTGATCCAGCCCGCCAGACGGCCGGGAAGCCACTCGGTTTCCCGGCCGTCGGCGTTCCCCGAGAGGAAGTCACCATGAGGCAGAGCCTCTACAACGTGGCGCGGGCCAAGGCGACGCTGGCCATCGCGCTGCGCACGAACGGCACGGTCAACGGCACCACCGTGGACCTGCACGAGAACAAGGACGCGTCCCGCTCGGCGATGCTCGTCGTGCAGACGGGCACGATCACCGACGGCTCGCACGCGGTCATCCTGCAAGAGTCCGACGACAACTCGGCGTGGGGCACGGTTGCGGCGGCCGACTTGCAGGGCTCCGCACCGACGGTCGTGGCCGCCGACGACGACGTGCTGTTCGAGCTGGGCTACAAGGGCTCGAAGCGCTACCTGCGCGCATCCGTTACCACGTCCGGCGCCACCACGGGCGGCACGTTCGGCGCCGTCATCGTGCGCGCCTTCCCGCGCCGCGCCCCGATCGCGCACAGTTGAGGAGCACCATGAAGCGCTGCACCGAGTCGTTCACCATTTGGCGCGACGGCGCCCCGGTGGCGTTCGCCGTCGACCAGCTGGTCGACGACAAGCACCCCATCCTCAAGACCCACAAGCACCTGTTCGCCGAGCCGGAGGCCAGCACCGGGCAGTCGAAGGCCGCTCCGCTGAGGCCGGTCGAGCAGGCGACCAGTGAGCCGGGCGAGAAGCGCGCCCTGACGCCGCCGGAAGAGACGGCCCGCCAGGACGAGACCGAGCCGAAGCCGTTCGACCCGGGCGAGCACAAGGCACCCGAGGTGCTCGCGTACCTGAAGGACGCCGACGACGACGAGCGGGCCCGCGTCCTGGCCGCCGAGGCCGCAGGGCAGAAGCGCAAGGGCATCCTCGGCGACGCCGCTCCGACGGAGTAGGAGGCGCGCGTGCCGTTCGACCTCGGCGCCACGGTGCGCCTGACTGCCGACTGCCTGGACCCGGCTGGCACGCTCACGACGGCCACCACAGCGGCGGTGACCGTGACGCTGCCGGACGGCACCACGGCCAGCCCGGTCGCCGCAGAGACCGGCACCGATGGGCGCTACCAGGCCGACTACGCCACGACGATGGCGGGACGGCACACGGTGCGCTGGGTGTGGTCCGGGCCCGCGCACGCCTACACGGACATGTTCGACGTCCGCGAGGCGGCCCCGCCCGCGATCATGTCGCTGGCCGACGGGCGGCGGCATCTGAAGAAGACCGACACGGCGGACGACGAGGAGATCCGGTCCTGGATCGGGGCGTGTACCCGGGCCGTTGAGATGTTCGTGGGCCCGGTGGTCCCCCGGACCGTGACGGAGCGGGCGCGGTTCACCAGCGCGCGCTCGGTGGCACTCACGCTCACCCCTTGTCTGGAGCTGGTGTCCGCCACTTCGCCGCGCCCGGGCGGGTTGTCTTACGAGGTCGACGAACTGGAGCTGGACCTGGAGACGGGGCTGGTCGAGGCCGTCACCGGGGGGCTGCTGTACGGGCCGCTCGACTTCACGTACAGGGTCGGCCGGCTGGTTGTGGGCGACAACATCACGTCAGCTTCGCGGATCATCCTTCAGCATCTGTGGCGCACCCGGCAGGGCCCTGGCCGGCCGCAGCGTGGCACCGAGGACTTCGACGTCACCGAGCCCCTGCCCGGCCTGGGGTTCGCCATCCCCAACCGGGCCGTGCAGCTGCTCGAACCCGACCGACTGCCGCCGGGGGTGGGGTGAATGGCGACCTCTGCTCTGCCGCGCGCCATCAGTGCGCTGTTGGAGATCCTGCGAGAGGCGAACGACCTTACCGGCCTGGAGATCATCGACGGGCCACCGGTCGACGACATCGCCACCGCCGACTTCCTGTCCGTGGGCTGGTCGGGCGGCGAGGACCTGGGCGCGGAAGCCGTGCAGGACTTCAACGCCGCTGGGGCCCGGACCCGGGACGAGGACTTCACGATCGTGTCCGTCATCGATGTGTGGTCAGGAGACGACGGTTTCTCGGTCGTCCGTGACCGTGCCTTCGCCATCCTCGCCATCGTCGAGCAGGCGATCAGGGCCACCGGGCCGAACCCTGACGCGCCGAACCTGAACGGCGCTGTCCTGTGGGCCCACATGACGCGCGCCTCGCTGCGCCAGTACTTCACCGACCAGGGCGCACGGGTGGCCCTGGGCTTCACGGTGTCCTGCCACGCCCGCATTTGAGAAGGAGTCCTGTCATGGCGCGTGTGCGCTTTCTGGGGCCCGAGCAGGTCACCGTGCCCGAACTGGGCCGGACCGTCGAGCCCGACGAGATCGTCGAGGTTCCCGACGAGCGGTTCGAGGGCTACTCCTGCCAGCCCACGACGTGGGAGGTCGTGGAGGAACCCAAGTCTGACGCCTCGTCGGCTACCCCATTGCACGCCGAGGCGCACAAGGCCCTGGCGAAGAAAACCGCGGCCAAGTCGGCGCCGCAGAAGGAGGACTGATCCATGGCGATCGGATCCGGGCTCGGCGCCCAGCTCGGCATCGCGGCCGAAGTCACCTACGGCACGTTCGTCGCACCGACGAAGTTCATCGAGTTCACCAAGGAGGGCCTCGCCCTCAAGAAAACCACCGCCCAGTCGGCGGGCATCGCGGCCGGCCGCCTGCTGCCGCTGTCCTCCCGCCGTGTCCTCACCCGGCAGGAAGTGCAGGGCAGCATCGACCTGGAGATCACCAACAAGGCGATGGGTCTGCTGCACCAGGCGCTGATGGGCACTGCGGTCACTCCGGTGCAGCAGGGCGCGACGGCCGCGTACCTGCAGACGCACACCCTCGCCTCGGTGGCGGGCAAGAGCCTGTCGATTCAAAAGGGCGTGCCGCTTACCACGGGCACGGTCACCGACAAGTCGTTCGTAGGCTGCAAGGTCACCAGCGCGGAGTTCTCGTGTGCGGTCGGCGAGATGCTGATGGGCACGTTCGAGTTCGACGGCAAGGACTGCGACGAAGGGCAGACACTCGCCACCGCGAGCTACCCGTCGATGTCGCCGTTCCACTTCGGGCAGATGGCGGTCAAGATCGGGTCGTTCGGCGCGGAGGCGGCACTGGACGGCATCCGGAAGATGTCGTGCAAGATCGAACGGCCGCAGGACGTCGAGCGTTTCTACGCGGGCCAGGCCGGGCGTAAGAAGGAGCCCATCGAGAACGACCAGGTCAAGATCACGGGCACCTTCGAGACGGACTACGTCGCAACCACCCTCGACGACCTGCACACTTCCGACGGCGCGACCAGCCTGGTGTGGGAGTTCGTCGGGCCGGTCATCGAGACAACGAACTTCGAGACGTGGCGGCTGACGCTGCCCGCGATCCGGATCGACGAGGGGCCCCCGGTGGTCGACGGCTTCGGCGTGATCAAGCCGACGTTCAACTTCACCGGCCTCTTCGACGGAACCAATCAGCCGAAGATCGAGATCATCTCGACGGACGTCACTCTGTGAGGTGAGCCCTCATGGTGCAGGACTTCCGGATCACTGGCACCGGCCAGCTGCTCGAGCTGTCCCGCAAACTGCGGGCGGCTGGCCACGAGAACATCCGGGCCTCGTTCGCCCGTCGGATCCGCCGGGCGGCGGAGCCCCTGCACAGTGAGCTGCAGGACGTCATCCGCGGCCTCGACATCAGTTCCCAGGGCCGGAAGGCCGGGAAGCGCGGCGGGCCCTCGCCGACCACCCGTCCGCTGCGGGCGTCGATCGCGGCGGCCGTCCGCATCAGCGTCCGCACGACTGGCAATCCCGGCGCCCGCGTCTACCTCGACAAAGGGCGCCTGCCTGCGGACATTCCCATGGGCCTGGTGAACCGGCTCAACGAAGGCCGTCTGCGGCACCCCGTGTTCGGCAACCGCCGGCGGTGGGCCCAGCAGACGACGACCCCGCTGTGGTGGGACAAGACCGTGCGGGCCCACCAGCCGCGTATCGCGCGCGAGGTGGAGCGCGTCGTGGACGACGTTCGCCGCCGACTCGAATAGGAGCAACCGCCTTGATCATCATCTACACCCCGGCCGACGGTGAGCCGGAGCACTACGACGCGCGCGACCTGCTCGTGTCCGAGGCGTCGATCGTGTCGCGCACCATCGACATGAAGTGGGGCGACATCCAGGCGGGCTTGGAGAATGAGGACCTCGATGCGATGCGCGGCATCGTGTGGGTGCTGAAGAAGCGGCAGACGCCGACGCTTCGCTTCGGGGACTTCGATCCGAGGGTCGACGCGATGGTCACCCGGATGTCCCGCCGCGAGGTCAGCGACTACGTGGAGAACTCGTTCTCCCTGGTCGGCACCGATCCCGAGCTGACCCGGGAGCGGGTGGCGGAGATCCTCTCCGAACTCCCGGACACTGCGGCGGCTGACCCGGAGCACGCGCGGCGGCTGATCGAGCAGCTGGCCAAGGACCCAAAAGACCAGCCCGACCCGCAGCCCAGCGAGCCGGAGGAGAGCGGCGAGTCGTCGAGCCCGAGCCCGACATCGAACTCGCACGAGAGCAGTTCCTCCCCCTCTTCGCCCACCTCCTCAACATCCCCCCTGCCGGAGTCGACTGCCTGACCGTCGTCGACTTCTACAACCTCGCCGCCTGGATCGACCTCCATAACCAGGCCCAGCAGTCGGAAGGCGGTGAGTGACCGGTGACGTCGATGAACTTCGTACTCACCGGCCGGGACGCGCTCAGCCGGGTCCTGGACCGGGCCGGGGACGCCAGCGATCGCCTGGGCCGTCGGCTGATGACGGCGTCCATCAACGGGGACGCGGCGGTCCGGCGGTTCACGAACAACGCCTCCCGTCACCTGGCGGGCCTGGAGCGGGACACCACGGCCGGGGCGAAGGCCGTGGACCAGCTGAAGAAGGCCACGCTGCTGCTGGCGCCGGCCGCGATCCCGGCGGCCGCCTCGCTGGCACCGATCGCGGCAGGGGCGGGAACGGTGGCCGTCGCCCTCGGGGTGATGGGCGCGGCCATGATCTCGCAGGTCTCCCAGATCTCGGATGCGGCCGAGGCCCACAAGAAGTACCGCGACGCGGTCGACAAGTCGGGCGCCACCTCCAAGGAGGCCGTCACCGCACAGGTGGAGTACCAGCGGCTGATCGCGAAGATGCCGCCGGAGACCCGGCGCGCGGCGGCCGCGGTGTCAGTGCTGAAGGACGAGACCCGCGAGTGGTCGGACAGCCTCGCCGGGGACACGATGGCGCCGTTCGTGAAGGGCGTCGCCCTCACCAACGCCCTGCTGCCCAAGACCAAGGAGCTGGTCAAGGGGACGTCCGCCGAGACCGACCGGTTCATGACGATCCTCGGCGGCACGATGGCGTCGCCGGGCTTCGACAGTCTCAACGCCAAGTTCACCACCTTCGCGAACCGGACCCTGCGCGACCTCAACACCGAACTCGTCGGTCTGCTCCGCACCTCGCAGTCCGGTGAAGTCGGGCAGAACGCGCGGCAGTTCATGGCATTCGCACGGGCCCAGGGCCCGACCGTGGCGAACGTCCTGAACAACATCGGCACGACGCTGATCCATGTCCTCGAAGCGGGCAGCGATGTCGGTGTCGGTCTGCTGCAGGTCGTCGAGGTCCTCACCCGACTGGTGTCCGCAGTACCG